ACTCGCCGAGCGCTCGCTGATCCAGGCCGGTGTGCACACGCGTGGCATGGATCGCGAGCAGATTGCGCGCCGTGTTCTGGCTGTGCAGACCACCAGCGACTTCCCGGTTCTGCTGGAGAACGTGCTGCACCGGGTTCTGGTCGGGGCCTACAACCTGCAGCAGTTCACCTGGACCCGGTTCTGCGCAACCGGCACGCTGTCCGACTACCGTCCGCACAGCCGCTACCATCTTTCCTCGTTCTCCGACCTGAAGCCGGTCAATGAAGCGGGCGAGTACGAGAACGGCGTGCTGGGCGATGGCGAGGTCGAGACCATCAAGGGCGCTCGCAAGGGGCGCATCCTGCAGATCACCCCGGAAGTGCTGGTGAACGACGACCTGGGCGCGTTCGTGCGCATCACCACGGCGCTGGGCCAGGCCGCAGGCCGCACGATCGAAAAGGACGTCTACGACGTGCTTAAGCAGAACGGCGGTCTGGGGCCGGTCATGAATGACGGCAACACGCTGTTCCATGCGGAGCACGGCAACATCGCAACTGGCGCTGCCGTGTCAGTCGATTCCTTCGACGCGATGCGCCAGATGATGGCGCTGCAGATGGACCCGGCCGGCAATGACTACCTCGATATCTCGCTGTCGCGGTTCCTGGGTACGGTCGCCATGCACGGCCGCGCGAACCTGGTGAACAACAGCGAATACGACCCGGACGTGACCGGCAAGTTCCAGGTCAACAACACCTCGCGCGCTACCTTCAGCGACATCATCACCTCCCCGCGCCTGGGGACCGGCAAGGGCTGGTACGGCTTCGCCGATCCGAATGTGGAGCCGGTGATCGAAGTCGCGTTCCTCAATGGCGTGCAGACGCCAGTGCTGGAGCAGGAGACCAACTTCCGCACTGATGGCCTCAGCTGGAAGGTCGTCCACAAGTACGGCGTGGGCGCGGTGGGCTGGCGCGGCGCTGCCTTCAACCCGGGCGAGTAACCGGCCACTCGGCTGCGGCGCTCCTGCCGCAGCCGGGTTCACCTACTTCATCCACGCAAGACGCCAACTGAGGACCATCATCATGGCGAAGAACTACAAGTTTCCGGGTGCGGTGATCGACATCATCGCGGCATCCGCCCTGGTCAGTGGACAGGCATCCATTGTCGGCCAGCTGTTGGCCGTCGCATTGGTGGACATCCCCGCCGGCGCCAAGGGCAGTGCCCAGATCGAGGGTGTGTTCGAACTGCCGAAGCTCGCCAGCGCCAACATTGCTGCGGGTGCTGGGCTGACCTGGGACGCCCAGGGCGGGCAGCTGATCGTCGCCGGTGCAGATGCTGGCGACCTGGAGAACTGCGCCGTGGCTATCGCTGCCGCTGGCAATGGCAGTGCAACCGTGCTGGCAAAGCTGACCCCGGGCTCGGGTTCGGTGAAGTCGGCGTAAGTCTTGGCCGCCACCGCTCACATAAGCCCGGGTGGGGTGCGCGGTGCCGGCTCTTCCAAAGCGACAACGGGGGATCGCATGAGCGCCACCAGCACGCCGCGCGGCGTACGCAACAACAATCCTGGCAATATCGACCGTACCAGCACGCCGTGGCAGGGTGAGGATCGGTCCGCCGCAGCCATCGCGCGCGAGCAGCGCTTCTGCGTGTTTCTGACCCCCCAGGCCGGGTTCCGCGCTCTGGCAAAGACCCTGCTCACGTACCAGCGCAAGCACGGCCTGCGCACGGTGAAGGAGATCATCGGGCGCTGGGCACCACCGGTGGAGAACAACACCGGCGCATACGTGCAGCAGGTAGCAAGCGACGTAGGCGTGTCGCCGTCAGAAGTGATCAGGCTGGACAACACCGTGACTTTGGGGCGACTCGCGACCGCCATTGCCAAGCACGAGAACGGCGGCATGTACTGGAGCGCGGATGTGGTTGCCGCCGGCATCGCTGAGGCGCTGAAGTGATCGGGGGCGTAGAAGGGGCTGGCGCTCCTTGGTGGCTCGCTGCCAGCGCAGTCGCGCTGTGGCTGCTCCGGGAAACGTGGGGTGCGGTTCTTGCGCGCCGCAAAGAGCGCACCGAAACCGACGCCAACGTAGATCTGCTCAACGGGCTCGTTGAGCGGGTGAAGTCGTTGGAGACCTCCCAGGCGGAGGTGGTCAAGCAGTATAACGAAGAGGTTCGCTTGCGCATGAAGGCGCAAGAGGATGCTCATCGGCTGAGGCTTCGCGTCATCTCGCTGGAGTCCGCGCTCAAGCAGTTGGGAGTGGTCGTCCCTCCCGTCGAGGAGCCTGTGGCATGAATCGGGTGCTTTTGGCGCTGCTGCTTGGCTTGAGCGTCCTGGCCATCTGGCAAAGGGGTTCGGTTGCCCAAGCGCACCGGGCTGCCGACATCGCCTCCGCTGCCCGAGACAAAGCTCGCGATGAGCGTGATGCCGCCGTGACGGCACTGGCCGAGGCGAATGACGTGCTTGCAGCGGAACGCGCAAGCGCTCAAGCAGCCAATCATCTGGCTGCCACATATGAAAAGGAAAAGGACGATGCACAGAAAGCCTCTGATCGCCTTATCGCTGATCTTCGCGCTGGCAACCAGCGCCTGCACCAGCGTTGGCAAGCGTCCATCGCCACCGCAGAGCTGTCCGCGGCCGCCGCTGCCGGCAGCCAGCCTGATGGTCGAGCCGACGACCGAATTGAAAGTGCGGGCCGAGCTATTGGCGCCGCCGCCCAGTGCGACGCCCAGGTGAGGGCGCTACAGGCCTACGCGATGCTGTGTTCGGGAGGTGCGCGGTGAGCGAGGTCGACTTCCTCCGCGATCTGGATGGCACCTTGCACGCCGCCTTTGCGCTGGCGGGCATGGCGTCGCGAGGTCGGTACACGGCCAAGGATGGTCCGACCACCGAGGGCGTGCGCGCCTATGTGGAGCGCGACGTTGAGACCATCGGTGAGCTGCGCCAGTTCAGGTCAGGTCGTGTGGAGATCGCGTACCTGCATTCGGACGTGGCGCCTGACCAGGGCGATCGCTTCGAGTTGGTTTCGAGCGCGTTCGGTACTGACGTCTTCGTCAACAGTAAGAAGATCAGCGATGACGGCTCGCAGAGCCGCTGGCTGGTGACACGTGGCTGACCTGGCAGAGCCGCTGTCGTGGCAGCTGGTGGAGTTCCTGGCTGCTCGCGTCCGCCTGATCTCGCGCAGCAGTGGCTTCCGCACCGACATCGGTGCGGGCGCCGTAATCGTCGATGAAACCGAGATCGGCGAGGACAGCACCGAGCCAGCAACGATCATCTCGGTTCGCCAGCTTTCGCGCAGTGGTGGCGGTGTGGCCCAGTCCACCTCCGACGCGGCCATCACCATCGAGTTCGAAGTTCCGCGTGGCAGCGACGAGGCGAATCCCAGGCTGCTCGTTCACCGCGCGCGCCACGACCTGATCCGCGCCCTGACGTTCAAAGAGAAGTCACTGCCGCTGGGGGTGACCAGTTTCGAGTTGTTGGAAACCCAGTTGGCGACCCTGGAGGACGATGCCGGGCATACCGCCGTAGTCGCTCAGATCACCGCGCGGGCTGGTCTGACCGAGACCTTTGAGCCCGTTCCCAACCTGTAGGAGAAGCACCACCATGGCACAGCCCAAAGTCCGCAAGTTCGCAGGCGATCTGCGTTTCTGGGAGCACGGCGCGAACGGCGCCCGCATTCCCGTCATCCCGGAGCCGGCCGACAAGTTCGGCAACCAGCCGCTGGAACAGTCGTCGCTGACGTTCAGCTACGAAGCCGGCGACTCGGTGGAGATCAAGAGCAAGCGCCGTGACGCGCGCTATCAGCAGATCATCCACAAGGATTCCAACCCTGGTGTCACCAGCGTCTCGATCACCGCTCTGGAAGTGCCGCCGGCCATCCGACTTGGTCAAGGGCACGGATTACACCCTCGACTCGGCACATGGCCTACTGATTCCGAAGTCCGGCGGCCAGCTGCAGGCGGGCGATACCGTCGTGGCGAACTACAAGTACGACGCCTATCTGGAAACCGCCATCAGCGGCGGCACCACGCCGAGCAAGTCCTTCCAGATCCTGGGCGACATGCAGGACCGCATCAGCGGTGACGAGGGCCTGCTGACCATCCCGAACGTCGACCTGACCGTAGATGGCGACGTGGACTGGTTCGGCGATGAGCCGATCCAGGTGACC